GCCGCCTCATCATTTAAAATAGATTTCTCAAGAGCTATATTTCCATCAGTATTAAATTGCATTTGTGAAACACCGGCTTCATTATAGATAGCGCGTTCCACTCTTTCAAGATCATCTGAACTAGATGATGATCTATCATCTGACATATCCGCAACTTGAACATCTGCAAAAGTAGTTAAGACGTCAATACCAATAGCTTTACCTAGCATATTTACCGCATTATTATGAAGAGCTTGCGCTTCATCTACGTCAAATACTAAGTCGCCATTTTTATCAACTGGCATTTTTTGAATTATTATTTTTAATAATTCTTGTTGCATTTTTTTCTTATCTAAACCTTTTGCTTCATCTAAATCTATAATTGCGGGAATAACAGATATAAATGCTGGAAAGTCTTCTCCATTTAAATTAAATTTAATAACATTCTCAGTTTCTAGTAAATACCAACCAGTAGTATCCCCCGCAAATTGAGCAGGTAATTTGCCTTCTTTGTAAAGGACATAACCTTTTTTAAATTCATTAGGGAATAAATTTAACATTTTTAATCTTTGAGTAGTATCTTTAAAATAGTCATCAAAGAATCTCATATTAAATTCAACAGCTGGACGATTATTTACTGTAAATCTTGAACGACAGTAATTACATGGTAATTCTTGAACTGTCATTTTGTTTGCCTTAGGAATAAGATAACCATAATAACATCCATTCCTAACAACTTTTAATGCAACCTCTCCAAAGAATTGTTTAGGTTCAAAATTGTCTAAGTAAAGTAACACATCATAAAATCTTTCTAAAGCTTTACTTTCTATCTTTTCAGTCTCGTCTAAGATATAGGGAGTTACCATCCAGTCATATTTATATAAATATGCCATATATCTACATAGACGAGAATAAATTCCGCTAGTTTTGTAAAAGAAGTTAGATATTTCTCTCATTTGAGAATAATTACAAGTGTTAATAGCTTTTAAAACTTCTTGTTTATCTCCTAACCTTGGATCAATTTTTTTATAAGAGCTTACATTAAGAGTAGCATCTTCCAAAGTTTTTGCACCAACTTTAATTTTACTAAAGTCAGCCTCTAAAGGACCTACCGTTCTTTCGGTGTCATTCATAGTTATAGAAAAACCTTTTTTCTTAATCTCTTCTTTTCTGTTTATCAAAATCGACACCTCACCTTTCTTCTTTACTCTTTAAGTATATCATAAAATTTTAGGTTTGTCAAATTTAATTAAATTATTAATAACCACCTAAAGCATAATATGCATTCATAATATAATCATAATTAACTCTTCCTTCATCTGTATAAGGAATCGCAATTAAAATAAGATTATGTCTTTTACAATATTCTCTCTTTTTCATATCATTAAATTGTTGTTTTCTCAATCCAGTGTATCCACCAAATTTACTTTTTGCTTCATAATGTTGAACTCCTTGGTATTCTATTAAAAAACTCAGTTCTCCATCATCATCAAAAACAGCAAAATCAAATCTGAGCGGGCGCCCGCTAGAACTAACCAAATCAGGAAAACTGTATTCTTCTTGAAATTCAAAACCAGCTTGTTGAAGAATTTCTTCTATTTTTATTTCTCCACGACTTGCTCTCATTCTTTCGCCTCCAATCAGCTAAGACATGATATTTTAAAATATTTTTTAAATATTTCTATTGTTATTTTAAATTACTTTTAGCCAAATAAAACAGCTTTGGCCAAAGACTAACTAAAAAACATCATGTCTGCGATACTATGTTTCTTTCTCTTCTTTCTTCTATCATCTTCTTGTTTAATATAATATAATCCATATTCAAAAGCAGAAAATTTATCTTTTTTGATTGCTCTTGAAGATTGCTTTAAAATAATATTTACACCTTCATTTTCTTCTACTAAATTCATCATTTGCTCTTTTAAAATAGTAGTTAAAGTAAATGGAAGTAAATATTCTGCTCTCTTATCTGCAGTCATACTTTGCCCCATCTTAGTAGCCATTAATTTTACTTTAGCTTGATTTTCATCAATTAAGAATTTAATTTTTCCACTTGAAAGTTGAGATTGTGCATAAGTATGAGCCTCAGTATTTATTGGCGCATTAGCTTTTATTAAATACATAGCGTCTAATTCAGTATTAGCAGTTTTAAATTGTTTAAACTCTTGTTCCCAACCTTCATAAGTAGCGCCGCACACTCCAAAATTAGGTAAAACTTCTCCAGATTCAGGATCTATTTGATCAGTTACCATAAAATCTACTAATCCACTACCTAAACCATTGGCATCTATAACAACAGCTTTAGCCTTGTATCTATAAAATAATTTTTTAATATTTAAAGCTTGAATACCAAAATGCTCAGCATCTCAAGTATAAATATTAACAAGAGTCTTCAATGAGGATCCTTGAGCTTGCGGAGTTACTTTAAATACACAACACTCTGTAGTACAATCTTTACGTCCTACATCGACTCCAAGAACATAATAAGCTCCTTGAGAGGATCTTCCGCTATATTCATATTCTGGTTGTAATAACACTCTATGTTTATCAAATTTTTCAGCTGAGAAGAAAGCGTTTTCCGCATCTCCGCTTCATTCAGATTCATACTCTCTTGAAAATGAAGCATCATTATAAGTACCATCTAATTTTAAATTAGTAATAAAGTTTTTAGGTTGTAAGCCTTCAAGAACTGGAATTCTCCAAGTTCCGCCTAATACAATAGCCTCATTAGGGTCTATTATTTGTTGAATAAGTATTTGAACTAATTTACTGTATGCAAAACTATTTTTCCAACCTGCAGTAGTAATGTAAATTTGACTTTTATTAGCTACTTCTTCTTCATGTCTTGTTCCATCTGAAAGTCTTCTATCTACAACCATTGTTGGTATGATAACTTCGTTCAATAGTGTTTGATCTATTAAGATACACTCTTCCATTAAACCCCCAGTTGCACGTTTACCACGAGATGATTGTTGTGCGGCCATGATATCTAATTTACTACCATTCTTAAATAAATATTCAACTTCATTTTTTGAAGATTTAGAAGCACCTCTTGTTCAGTCAATTTCATTTTTTAAACCAGGAATTAATTTACATAACTCTTCTGCTTTTTCTTTTGCTATTCCCGCAGCTTGCTCTTTTCCACCTGTTGTTACGAAGAAATGTGAACCTGGGTATAATATACATTTAAGCATTAAAACTAATACAGATAAGAATGATTTAGAATAACCACGAGGAAACGTAGCATAAATATATCTATGACGCATTGCCGCCCTTAAAAATATTCTTTGATATGAATGTAAATGGAAATTCTCTGGATTATCTCCGCATAGAAATTCAACAAAAATATCTGGATATTCCCTTCAAAAAGCCACGTAATTTCTTAATACAGGTATTTGCGCCTTAATACGTTCTTCTGATAATCCAGTCTTCTTATTGGTTGAAGATAAAGACAATTCCATTAAATTAGCTAAGGACATTTTCTTCATCCTCTTTTCTTTGCTCTTCTACACTAGCATAAAATTCTTCATAATCTTTATCTACAAGTTGATCCTCATCCATCTCTTCAAGAGACATATCATCTGTTTCACCCATCTCTTTTTGAATTTGAATCTTCTTTAAGGCATCTTCTATTTGTTGACCAAAACCTAAATCTTCTGTAACTAATTTATTAACATAAGTATTCATATCTTTTAAAGTTAAATCGATTTTATCTTGAGGAATATCTGTTGCATATCTAGGGATAAATCCTTCTCTCTCACACATAGCAACTAATTCTCCAACAGAGTCTACAAAATCATTCTTTTGCTCTTTGTTTTGAGCGGCAGTAAACTTTGCGGATTTTCTTAGTGATTCAGACACTTTAGATAATTTTTGATAGCCTTCAATATCTCCATTGTCAAGACATTGATTCATTTTTAAATTAGTTTTACAAATTAATATTAAAGTATTAGTAGTATCCGCATCTTGAATATCAAAAGAATTAGTCATATTAGTATAATCTTTCTCTAGCATAATCCATTCGTCAGGTTTATACATAGCTCCCCACTTCATAGCTAAAGAAATTTTATCTTCTTGAGTAAGTTCGCTTATTAAATCATTCATTTGATTTTGAACAATTATTGTGCTCTCATTATAATATTTATCTTGCGGAAATGCTTGTCCTTGATTTAAAACTCTAGATATACCTATTTCCGCATTTTGCGTTTCCGCACTTATTAAAGTTTTATATTCAGCTTCGCCTATTTCTCCATTTTCATACTTTTGTTTAATCTCTTCTTCAAAAGCAACTCTCTCTTCAGTTTGAGCTACTTGAGTTTTCTTTCTTTGTTCATTTAGGCGATCAGTATCTGCCCAACCATATTGTTTTCCAGTAACTTTATCTCTAAACTGATTTAATTTCATTTTAGAAAGGTATTTTCCAAAGACAGAAGTTCCATTTAAATTAGGATTTTTAGCAAAAGCTTTATCTCTTATTGAGTTCCATTCTTCAGGAAGATAAGGGACATCCATTTTTTCTAATAACCATAAAAATGTATTAGGATCAAAATTATCAATGTGCATTGTCAAACAGTTTTTACACATCTCAGTTTTGTCTCCATTTTTATAAGTGTAAAATTTGGTATCCGCATCCATCATTCTTCCACATTTTTGACATAATTTTTGTTCTGCCATTTTCCGCTACCTCCTTACTATTTTTTATTTCTACATTCTTTACAAATGCTATACCAGCCATCTTTTGATGTACTATTCTTTGAAAAGAAACGATTAGTAGCCAATTTTACTTTTCCGCATCTAGAGCATTGTTTCCAATTTCCTTTTTCTTTATAAGTAAAATGCCAATCTAAATAATCTTCTTTTGCTTGTTCCGCAAGTAATTTAGGTATTTTATTTCTCCATAATGATGATAAATATTCAACAGAGTGTCTAACTCCAAATTCTCTATCTAATAGATCTTGGATTTCCGCATTAGAACGTCCATCAGTTTTATAAAGCAATAACTTATAATAAAGCGGATATGCTTCTTTTAAAGTCTCTTCAATTAAATTATCTAAATCTAACATTGTGTAATATAAATCACTGCTAAATTTTCCATAAGAGTCTTCTTTTAATGCCGCATAATTACGCAATAGCGCAGAAATATGAGTCCAATTAAAAAATGATATAATGCCATCGCTAATTGGCTCACCAAATTCATTTATTTCTATATGTTCAGTTAAATCTACTTTTGATAATCCTTTAAAAGGATTTCCAGTAGGGTTAGATGTTAAAGGTTGTTTTATTGTATTTTTTATAGTATATTGTTCTTGATGCATTTCTATTAGTTGTTTTTTTAATAAAAAACGCTTTTTACCTGTTGCTTTTTGTTCCATTTTCTCAACTGCGGAAATACTATCCTTTAAAGCGCGAAGGTCTGCCATTGCCGCCAAATCCGCATCTGTAATTGATACCTTAGGAGTTAAAAGTACATTTTTATCATTTATTATTAAATTATATATTCCATCTTCGCCATTCTCAAATTTACTTACTAATCCTTGATATGAAGTTTCTCTTTTATTTATTGTTATCATTCTATTGTCTGTAATAATCTCTTTTTTCTTTTTCTCTTCAGGAGTCATTGCAGTTACAATATAATTTGCTAGATATTCTAAATATTTTTTATTTTTAAATTGTTCTTGTGGTAAGTTAGATACAAAATCAGCTCTTTCTTTTGCTGTCTTTAATGTAAAATCTAATTTTATATTTATAGATTCTTGTTGCATTCTGCTTACTCCTTTCTACTCTTTTTGTTTTTCTACATTTACATTATAGCACAAAAAATTTACAATGTCAAGGGTAGATTTGAAAAGTTTTATTGATTACTATAAAAATTTTTTATATAATATTATTGTAATTAAAAAGAAAAAATATAAAAAAGAAAAAGTGATTGAATATGGATATAATGAGAAGAGCAAAAGAACATTATAATTACCTGATTTCCGCAGGTTATGACGTCATTTGCACTTGTCTGCAAGGAAGTCAAAACTATGGATTAGATGAATATAGTCAAGAGTATCAAAGTGATGTAGATACTAAAAGTATTATTGCGCCATCTCTTGACGATATGATTAATGCATCGCCGCCTATTAGTACAGTTGAAATTTTAGAAAACAATGAGCATGCTGAAGTGAAGGATATCCGCATAATGTTTGAAATGTTTAAAAAAATGAATATTAGTTACATTGAGCTATTGTATTCGGATTATATTATTATTAATCCTAAATGGGAGGATTATATAATTGAGCTATTCGGCATGCGAGACCGCATTTCCGCATTAAATAAAAATCAACTTTTAAGATGTATTGCGGGAATGGCTTATGAAAAGGAGAAGGCGCTATGTCATCCGTATCCTGGGATTATTGATAAAATTGAAAAATATGGATATGATGGCAAACAATTAAGTCACATAATTAGATTATTTATTTTTATGAACAAATATGTTAATGGTTTACCTATTAAAGAATGTTATAAAATAAAAACTGAAGAAGCAAGAACTATGTTAATAAATTTAAAGAAACAATTAGATTGGCTTAGTAAGGAAGATGCGGTTAAGCTCTCTAGAGGCTTTGTCGAGGGTATTAAGGTTTTAAAGGATGCTAATCTATTGCCGCACGATGAAGTAGATAAAGAAGTTATTGAGATTTTAAATAAAATTAAATATGATATAATAAAAGAAAAAATGCGCAGAGCACTATCGTGCTAAAGAAAGAAGGAATTTAATATGGCAAGAAGAAAGTCGCTAAGAATAAGTACACATTTATTACCTACACCTAAAAAGATAGTTAAGAGAGGGATTTACGAAATGGTTTCCGCCGCAACAGGTGGAAATACTAAACCTAGAGATTATGGGAAAAGAATAAGAGAAGGGAAATATTAGTATGTTAAAAATTTTGATATTACTTTTTATTAGTATAAGTATGTTTCTTGGATCAAGAGCTGCAGCTATGGGAGATTTATCTTTTAAAGAATTAAAATGGTATGATAAAATAATTAGAGTCTGCTTTTATGCGGAAATGGGTTTAGAAATGGTATTATTAATTCTTATTTGGTGGGAGATATTGTAATTTGAAATTGAAAAATGATTTGGAAATTTCTGTAATTTAGATTTGAAAAATAACTTGGAGATTTTTTTGTCGAGATCATACCATTTTTTAAAAAATTGTCAAAAATTTTCCCAAAAACCTACCCCCACCTTTACTTCCTATTCTATAAAAAATTTTTCTGGTACGCTATGTAGTAACCGCAAAGAGAATCCCTAAGCAAACGCTTCAGCACTCTCGTCTTCTATCAATGCTTTCCACTTTACATGTAAATTTACATGTAAACAATTTGACAATCAAAAGTTCAACTTTACACATCATTTACATTTTCCTAAATTAAAAAATAAAATGTAATTATTATTACTTTTCTATTGACTCTATTATTCTATTGTGCTATAATTAAAATGTAATAAGGAAGAAGATGTTAAAATGAAAAAAAGATTATTCTTAGACATGGATGGTACAATAGCAAAATTTAATAGTAAAAGAAATGCACTTGCTAGATTTGATAATGAAGTAGGATTCTTTTCAAGTCTTAAACCTTTTGCTCATTTAGATAGTATCAATAGTATGATACAAAATAATGAAGTAGAAGTGTATGTCATTTCCGCAAGTCCGAATGAACAAGCGGATAAAGATAAAATGACTTGGCTAAAAAAATATTTACCAACACTAAAAGAAAGTAATGTTTGTTTTTGTAGATTAGGACAAAACAAAGCACAAGAAATAAAGAAACAATTAAACATTACTATTGATAGTAATTGTTATCTATTAGATGATTATACTAAGAACCTAATCGAATGGAAAGATAATAAGGGCATTGGAATAAAAAGACTAACTTCTCTTGCTGATAACTCAACTAAGAGATGGACAGGATTAAACATTAAAGACTTAAATCAGTTGTCAACTTTACTAATTTAAAATGCGGAAATGGGGTTGACAATGTTAAGTCTAGGTGCTATAATAAGTATGTAAGATAGATAAGAAAAGGAAGTTGATTTAAATGAAAAAACAAAGAAAACATTATTTAAAAGAAAGTGTTGAAACAACATTAGTATTAATACAAACAATGATTATTATCTTTTGTGGTATGACAATAGATAACATAGGTAACAACTTGTATGATAAAATGCTTGTTGCTTGTATAATAATCTTTATACTAATTTATAAAATATTATTAAAATATTCAAGAACTTTCAATGAGATGTAAAGTTCTTTTTCTCTTGACAGAAACTTTACATGTAAAGTAAAGGAATGCGGAAATAGCTTTCAGCGTCGCATCTGCGAACATGATGCGACGAATTTAGGAACAAAAATACTTTACGCTTTTTTGACATGTAAAATGTATGTCAATTTACATCTGCTTGACATCCTAAAATGACACCGACTTGACATGTAAAGGAAATGTAAAGAAGATGATCAGTCAATTGACATGTAAATAGATTGTAAAGCAAACAATTTGTTCGATTTCATTTTTATTTTTGTTTTTTATTAGAAGTCATGCAAGACCTTTTGACACACGGGGCGGCGTTGCCGCATCTGTCAACCTGATGTAAAAGAGTAGCGTAAACCTGATGTAAGCCGAACAATTTGTTCGATAAAAATAAAATTAAAAATTTTTTTAAAAAAATGTTGACATTTCTAGTTAGATTTGGTAGTATATAATTGTAATAAGAAAGGAATTGATAGTTATGTGGACTATAAAATATTTAAATAAAAATACTGGAAAGGTTATGGTAGAACAACTTGTAGCAAAGAAAGAAAGCACTGCTAAACAATGGGCAAAACAATTTGTTTTACATCATAATGAGTTTGAAATATTAGCAATTTTACCTTGCTAATATTTCAAAAAAAGTATTGACATTTATAACTAATTTTGATAATATATAATTGTAATAAGAAAGGAATTGATAGTTATGTTAAATCAAGTAATTTTAGTAGGAAGAGTTGAGGACATCAACTTAGAAAGTAATTTAATAATGTTAAAAATATCTCAAAGGGGGACTGAAGATAGTTATGTTAATTGTATCTATCCTGATAGTATGTACGATACAGTTAATGAATACATCTATTTAGAACAAGTCTTAGGAATTAAAGGACGTCTTGAAACAATAGAAAATGAAACTATTGTAAAAATTGATAAAATTTCAATGCTTACATCAGGAGGTAATTAAAATGAGATTAGTTGATAACATAGAAAATAAGAGTTATAAATCTTCTAAAATTGTAATCCGTATGTTATTAAAAAATTTATACGATACTTACAAAAAAGAAGGACTTCTAACTGGAGTTATAAAAATAAAAGACACTTGGTACATCGGCTAAGTGTCTTTTTGAGTACCATCATCTACCTTGACACGCCTGGCGGCGTTGCAGTCCGCAATATTATAACATAGTTAGGTTAGGTTTGTCAAGAGAAAAAATATAAAAAATTGTAAATTTTACATTTTTCCTAAAATTAAAAAAATAAAAAAATTTTTTAAAAAAGTGTTGACATTAAAACCATAATTTGGTAGTATATAATTGTAATAAGAAAGGGATACCTGCTAAGGTATCAAGGTGTTAAAAATGAATATTTATGTTGCTATGATTAAATTAGAAGATGGAGTTGTAGAAATGCCACAAACTAGATACTACTCACAAGCTAAAAAAGATATGGAATATCTAAATAAAGAATATAAAGATGTTAAAGTTGGAGATGCTTATATTAGAATTTTCTAATATAAGCAACTTCTAATAAAAAAATGTTGACTTTTATAATAAATAATGATATTATATATATGTAATAAGAAAGGAATTGATTATAATGTTAGATTATTTAGAATTTTGTGAAAAATATGATTTAGAAAGTTGTGCTATATATGTAAATTATAGAGATACATATATAGAAATTGAAAATAGAAAAGAGGTTATCTAATATGCTAAAAATAATATATAATGAAAAACCATATTATAGTAATGGTGGGGAATATAATGACCCTACAACAAAAGACTTGACTATTACTTTTGATGATGAGGCAAGTACTCCTGAAATACTAGGACAAGTTATAAGATTGTTACAATTTATGACATATCCAGTCAATAGCAAAAAACAATTATATGATATAATTGATAGAATAGTTGATAGTAACTCTTTAATAGTTGATGACCTAGAAGAAGAAAATCAAGAACTTAATTAAAAAAGTTCTTGATTTCTTGAATTAAATATAATATAATATAAATGTAATAAGGAAAGCCACCTTATAAAAATTAGAAAGTGAGTGATAAAAATGGCAAATAAAAAAAGAAATACTAATATGAAGAAAGTTGTAGTTGATAAAAATGCTACTCAATTTATGAGAACAGCAGCAAACCTTGCAAGAAAAGGCAAAACTAATAAAAAACTACATGGAAGAAATGCTAACCCAAAAGCAGCAAAATATGCTATCAACTAGCATATTTTTTTATGGATGTCAAGTTTACATTTCCTTTACATTTAGATCTGAGTGTCGCGTAGTTGTAGGTCACGCGACGTTTTTGGGAGGATTAGATCTTTACAAAATATTTACATGTAAAACTGATGTCAATAGACAGATCCTTGACATCCCATAATTACACTGGACACACGCGGCGGCGTTGCTATTTCCGCCATCGACCAAGGGGACGCCGCAATATTATACCACATTGCTATTGAGTTTGTCAATACTAAAAATGCAATTTTTTAATAAAATTTACATTTTCCTAAAATTAAAAATTTTTAAAAAAAGTGTTGACTTTTTTATGTAGATTTAGTAGTATATAATTGTATTAAGAAAGAGACAACAAAATAAAAAAAATATTAAAAAAATTAAAAAAAAATGTTGACTTTTACTTAATAGTTTGTTATCATAATAATGTAATAAGAAAGAGAGAGATAAAATTTATGATTAAAAAAATTGATTTAAAAAATGAGAGATATTTAATGTTTATAGACACTGAAACAATAGGTAGTCTATTCGTTAAGGAAAGTGTTCTACCTTTTGAAATAGGTATGAAAGTATATGACACTGAACAAAAGAAAGTTGTTAAAGAAAAAAGTTATCTAGTAAGAAAATTCTTTAATAATAAATATGTAATGTTATCTACATTTAGTGCTACAAAATATCCTAACTATTTTGAAAAACTAGACACTGATAAAAGATATAAAACATATAGTGTTAAAGATATTGCTACTGATATTGAAAAAATAATATCAAGATATAATATAAAGGTTATGGTAGCACATAATGGAAACTTTGATAAAACTGCTATGGCAAGATTATTTGAAGAGTTTGGTACTGCTAACCCATTTGAAAATATAGATTTACTAGATACTATGGAATTATCAAAAGTAATAACATTTAGTAAAGATTATACTGATTATTGTATAGCACATAAAGATAGATTAAATTCTATGAAAGAAAGTTGTTTTATCACTAATAGTGGTAGAGTAAGAACAACAGCACAGGCTATTTATTGCTATATCACTGATAATGCTGATTTTGAGGAGGCACATACTGGACTTGAAGATATAGATATTGAAATATGTATATACCAAACAAGCATGGACTTATTAGGAAACACAATAGTAAATCTAAATACTAGTCCTAGTTGGAAAGATTACTCAAAAGTAATAGAAGAAGATTAAAAAATCTTCTTCTACATACTAAAAAAGTGTTGACAAAAAATAATAAAAATGCTATCATAATAATGTAATAAAGGTTAAGCCAAAACCTTTATATATAAAATAAAAAATAAGAAATGGAGTTGATTAAAATGGCACAAACAAAATTAACAAAGGTAAACAAAATTAATATGTTACTAGAAATGAGTGAGGTACAAGCAAATCTTGAATTAGTAGAATTTCTTGAAAATGAAAAAGCATTAATTCAAAAGAAAAATGCTAACAAAACTGCTAAAAAATCTAATGAAGATACAATAGTATGTGATATGTTAGTTGAGGAGTTAGCAAAAGTTGGACATCCTTGCACTATTACTGAATTAATGACATCTAGTGAAGTTATTCAAAACTATGTATTAGAAAATGGCAAACCATTAACTAATCAAAAAATCACTGCAATGTTTAAATCTATACTAGATATAAGAGTAGTAAAAATTCCTAAAGGAAAATCTAATCTATACAGTGTAAAAGAAGTGTAAATTAACACTTCTTTTTTTTATGTAAAAAAAGTATTGACAAGCACCCCTAAATGTGATATAATGGTCGTGTCGCATCTGACTGCTGCGACACGTTTTTAGAATAACAATAGCCCTAAAAAATAATGCGGCAAGCAAAATGAGTTAAAAAAATTTTAGCAATTTTCCTAAAAATGAACACTTTATCGTAAAAAAGATATTTTAGCTTTAAAATAGAAAATAATCTACAAAATCAATAGCAAAAAGAAAATGAGAGACTTAAAAACAATGCGGAAAGTGGCTTTAATGCCCGTTAACCGACACCGCCGCATCTATTAATTGCCTTTCCGCAAATTTTTTGTTATAATTATAATGTAATAAATAATAGAATAGAAAGGAAAATAGAACGATGAAGATTTATGTCTTAGTTACTTCTTCAGTAATTACTGGCGTTTACTCTTCTCTTGACTTACTCACCGCTGACCTTACTACAAAATTTAAATCCGAGTCACTAGATAGAGTAGAAGAATGAGATTTAGATAAAGGTTTTGTAAAAAATGTTAATGTATCTAAACAAACTATTATTACTGTTGAAGATTAATTAATGATACTTATTGACTACGGTCAAGAAGTATCGGTTCTATTTTCACTAGACCCATCAAGTATTCACTTGACAAAAAATGGGTAAAATATTTTTTAAAAAATTTTCCTAAAATTCCTTACCTTCCGCGGCTTTACCTAGAGCCGCATTTTTTTTGTCTAGCGTCATGAGACTCCGCAATATTATACCACATAGCCTTTAGTTTTGTCAAGAATAAATTTTTATTTTTTACACTTTTTTTGTAAAACTCCTAAAATTAAAAAAATTTAAAAAAAGTGTTGACATTTATAATTAATTTTGATAGTATATAATTGTAATAAGAAAGGGACACGAAAGTGTTAAAGGTAATTAATTATGGTACTATACTTACATTCAATTTATCACGGGGGAAACAAATATTTTTCATTAGATTATTGGGATAAAGAAGATAAATGCTTCCATACTGTTATGGACTGTATTGGTGGAGTTATGCCAATGAAAACTCTTTATGGCATAGCAAGAATTTTAGGAGCAAGAAAAGTAGTGCTTGACATTTAAGCACTAACTTGCTATAATAATAATGTAATAAGAAAGGAATTGGTAAAAATGAAAGAAAAATTAAATGATATAGTATGTGAAAGTTCTAGTGACTATGATATTTTAAATGAAGTTTATAATTATATTGAAAAATTAGAAAGAGAAAATAAAAAATTAAAAAAAGTATTTATTGTAAGTCAAAATAGTGATGACTCTGATATGATAACAAATGTATTAGTAGTTGCTGATAATTGGGAAAAAGCCAAAGAATTAGGAGTTAAAGCATTTCAAAGAGATATCTTTTACGATTATTTTAATACTTATCCTGTTATAGTAAAAAGACTTGATTTAACAAGGGAATACGTAGTCACAACCTATTAATAAAATAGAATGTAAACTAGACAATTAGTTTACATTTTTTCTTGCTCGGCCCGCGCACATTTGATGCGGGCCGAATTCATAATTATACCATAAGTTTGAAAATTTGTCAAGTATTTTTTGCAAAAATTTTCAAATTTTACATTTCCTGAAACGGATCTGTCAAGGGAATGTAAACTTTACATTTTTATTTACACTCAAAAATTTTTAAAAAATTTTAAATTTTTTATTGACTTTTTAAATAAAATTTTATACAATATAAATGTAATAAATAAGAAATATAAAAAAGCAAAAAATATTAAAAAAAATGTTGACTTTCTTAATTAAATTTTATATAATATAAATGTAATAAAGAAAGTGATTAAAAAGTATTTAAAAAAAATAAAAAAAAATGCTTGACAATAAAACTTATTTATTATATAATATAAATGTAATAAAGGAAAAGCCAAACCTATATTACATAAATAAGAAATGGAGTTGATTATTATGGCACAAACAAAATTAACAAAGAAAGACAAAATCAAAATGTTATTAGGACTAAATGAGGTTCAAGAAAATCCTGAATTAGTATCATTCCTTGAAAACGAATATGCTTTACTTGAAAAGAAAGCAAGTTCAAAATCAAATAAGACTAATGTTGAAAATGAAAAGGTTGCTGAAATCTTAGTTGCTGAATTAGCAAAAATGGAAAAACCTGTAACTATCAGTGAACTAATGAACGGAAGTGAAGTTATCAAAAACTATGTATTAGAAAATGGTAAAACATTAACTAATCAAAAGATAACATCTATTTTCAAAACATTAGTTGAAAATAAAACAATAGTTCATGAAACTAAAGGCAAAAATTCTTTATATATGGTTGCCTAGTATAAAGTGTTTGACAACTACACAATAAATAAGTTGTAAAAAGAGTGTAAAGAAATTTACATTCTTTTTTTTTTTTTATAAAAAAGTAT